TAATCAAGAGGGTATGTGGTGTTTTAGTGTTATGTTATAATGTTATTTGAAAAAAAGAGTATACCTTATAAGGTCGGTCTCATAACTGCGAGTCAGACTGCATATGCGTAGAGCCTCGTATTTAGGGGGTCTCTCCAAAAACCGCTTAACATTACAACATTACAAGGAAGTTGTGCGTAATCAATCACTTAGCAATGTTACGTGCCTAACATTACCCGCTAACAAAGGCCGAAATCCTAACACTGTTACCTTGAAAAAATATTTTCAAAACGACTTGACAAACGCGAAAAAACCTGAGATACTGCGAAGCAGTATCTCATCCCAAGCATCAGCCAATCACCGCTCGCCGACGTCCTCCCACCGCTCTGGTCACTATCATCGCGGGCAAGCGGGGTGATCAAATTAGATACCGGCGAAAAATCAGCCTAACATTGTTAGCCCCGCGCAGAGTAGGCGCAGCCGAGCCTGCCGCGTGTTGAATTTGTAGAGGGCGATAAGTTCCTCTACGTTGCGCGTGATCGGGTCACGGTCACGGCTACCAGCCTCGGCACCCTCACCTTCGCCCGCCTCGGCACCTTCACCCGCTACCGCCGAGCCGTGCCGTGCCTCTTTGCCATACTTACGGATACGTGCCCATACCGTGCTCGGGTTAGAGTGTTCGGCGCTCTTGAGTTCGGTATACAGCGCTTTCTTTTCGGCGTGCACTGGCTTTGCGGTGTCGCTGGTATCTGATGCCTCAATCTCAAACCAATCGAACGAAAACGTCTGGTTCAGCGCCTCAGCGTATCGGCGCTCTGCGCCGTATGCCCGCTTCACCGCCTCAGCTACCCCAGCGCGCAGGGTCTCAAGGGTAACGCTGTTGCCGTCGATAACGATTGTGTCCATTGTGTAGCCTCCGATTAGGTTAAGGGTTTCGTTCATGCGCCCGATTGTTTTCGTTCGCATGGTTCTATTATAGCAGATTGTGATACAATCAGGAAACAATAAACCGGGGCTAACAATGTTAGTCGAGGCGCTGACCCCACTACCCCGGCACCCCCCGCTATCAGTTCAGGGGTGTCAGGCACCGGCTTTACTTACCAATCCACACAGTCAAGCACACATTTTTATATTTTTTCTCGAACTACTCCCTACTAAAATACCCACAGTCTTACCCCCACCCCCCTCAATATAGAATACCCCCCGTTAGGGACTCCTAACCTCCTGCCAGTTTTTGGAACGATCGTACTCAAATTGGGGATGTTCCCTTTCGTATTACATTTATTGTGTATACTCGGGGCATACGTCGTTACAGATTGTCTCTTGCATGTCCGTAGTCAACCTAGAGCCTGATAACACGCATCCTATTCCGTTTGATACGGACGATCAGGAAGCCTCTACTTTTGCCGAAGAAGTAGCTGTTGCTGCGAACACGGTAGAAGCGCAAGTTGCCCTTGGCGCATCTTTGGACGTCGATGCGTTTACCGAGGAAAGAGAGAAGAACTTGATCGAGCAAGTAGTACAAAATCGCCAGACTAAGCATTTGGCCAGTCCGAATACTGCGTTTGCGGCGGCGGCGTTTTTGCGAACCTATGGTCAGCAGCTGGCTATGAACGCGGCGCAGGCACGTTCTGCCATTACGAATAAGCTAATGGAAATTGCCAACTGTGGCGATCCGCGCTACGAATTGAAAGCACTTGAGTTGCTGGGTAAACACAGCGATATTGGCCTCTTCACTGAGCGCAGCGAAATTACGATCAACTACAAAGACCCGACGGAACTTGAGAACGCCATCAAGGAGCGGGTCAAGCGGCTGCTCAATGCTGATATTGTTGACGTAACTCCGATCGGTGCGGACTTGGATGATCAGCTGGGTGTGGCGGGAGATGTAGCACCGCCGTTGATGGATGAATTGAACGCAGAACCTGCGCAAAAGGCCCCTGTTGATGACAACGGCAGCACAAGCGCTCAGTAATATATCCCTAAAAGATATACCTTCCATACTTCCGCTGTTGTCTACGGCGGAACAGGAGAAGCTCCTCGCTGAATTAGAGAAGCTGCAAGACTTAAAGTCCCAACAGCTGTCGCAAACCCGGTTCCTTGCGTTTGTAAAAACAGTGTGGCCGACGTTTATTAGTGGTCGGCACCATGCCAAGATGGCTTCCGCCTTTGAACGGGTGGCAAGCGGCGAGATAAAACGCCTGATTATCAACATGCCACCCCGGCATACCAAGTCTGAGTTCGCGTCTTACCTGCTCCCCGCGTGGTTCTTGGGTAAATATCCGCACAAAAAGGTAATTCAGGCTAGTCATACGGCGGAATTGGCCGTGGGTTTTGGTCGGAAGGTGCGAAACCTTGTAGATCAAGAGATTTACACCAAGATTTTCCCCGGTTTGGGGTTGCAAGTGGACTCAAAAGCGGCGGGTAGGTGGGCCACCAACAAGGGTGGTGACTATTTTGCTATCGGTGTGGGCGGTGCGGTGACCGGTAAGGGCGCTGATCTGTTGATTATTGACGATCCGCACTCGGAGCAAGAGGCAGCTCTTGCGGAAACCAGCCCGGACATCTACGATAAGACATACGAGTGGTATACCTCGGGCCCACGGCAGCGTCTGCAGCCGGGTGGGGCTATTGTCATCGTGATGACTCGGTGGTCGAAGCGGGACTTGACGGGGCAAGTGCTCAAATCTGCTGCCCTGCGGGGCGGGGATGAGTGGGAAGTTATTGAGTTCCCTGCGTTATTTGAGGATCGTGACCCGCCGAAACCGCTGTGGCCGGAGTTTTGGAGTCTGGAAGAGCTGCTGGCGCTCAAAGAAGAACTTCCGAACAGCAAATGGCAGGCCCAGTACCAGCAAAACCCGGTATCCGAGTCGTCGGCCATTGTGAAACGCGAGTGGTGGCAGATTTGGGAAGAAGAGCACCCGCCTCATTGCGAGTTTGTGCTACAGGCATGGGATACGGCGTTCGAGAAAAGCAACCGCTCGGACTATTCGGCGTGTACGACATGGGGAGTGTTCTACCATGACGACCCAAACACCGGGAAGCCGGAAGCCAACATCATAATGCTCGATGCGTTCAGGGATAGGCTGGAGTTCCCGGCCTTGAAACGCAAAGCGCTGGAGCAGATGCAGGAGTTTAATCCTGACTCCATCATTATTGAGAAAAAAGCCTCGGGAGCCCCGCTAATATACGAGCTGCGGGCGATGGGGGTGCCGGTACAGGAGTTCACGCCGGTGAAAGGCAACGATAAAATTTCTCGGCTTAATGCGGTGTCTGATCTGTTTGCTTCGGGTAGAGTATGGGCTCCGTCAATGTCGTGGGCGGAAGCAGTAATTGATGAAGTAGCGAGCTTTCCTTCGGGGGAGCATGATGACTTTGTGGATTCGGTGTCTCTTGCGCTAATGCGGTTTCGCAAAGGTGGGTACCTGCGTGCTGAATTAGACGAGCCGGACCCAGTGCGGGAATTTAAGCGGCGCAAAGTGGCCGGATACTATTAGGAGATGAAGAATGGCAATAGACAAAGCGCTGTATGAAGCCCCGCAAGGGTTGGACGCATTGGTGATCCCGAACGCTGAAGTGGAGATCGAGATCGAGCTTCCGGGCGACGAGGACGAGCAGCCGACAATGGCTGAAGAAGATGAGTTTGGCGAGAACCTTGCCGAGAAGATCGACGACAGCACTTTGCAGGCGATGGCCGCAGAACTATATGGCCACTACGACGCCGATATTCGTAGCCGCAAGGACTGGATGGAGACCTACGTCAAAGGTCTGAAACTGCTGGGTCTGAAGTATGAAGATCGTACCGAGCCGTGGTCGGGCGCGTGTGGCGTGTTCCACCCCATGATCATGGAAAGCGCGGTTAAGTTCCAGTCCGAGACCATCATGGAGACGTTCCCCGCAGCAGGCCCGGTCAAGACGCAGATCATCGGCAAGGACACAAAAGAGAAAGAAGACGCCGCCGTGCGCGTGCGGGAGGACATGAACTACCAGCTGACCGAGAAGATGCAGGAGTATCGCCCGGAGCATGAACGGATGCTGTTTGCTCTGTGTTTAGCGGGTAACGCGTTCAAGAAGGTGTATTTTGACCCCTCGCTCAACCGCCAAGTCTCCATGTTCGTGCCCGCCGAGGACATAGTCGTGCCCTATGGTGCGTCAGACCTTAATAGCACCCCGCGTGTAACCCACCGGATGCGCAAGACCAAGAACGAGCTACGCAAGCTACAGGTGGCTGGGTTCTACTGCGACTGTGATCTGGGTGACCCGGTCAAGATGCTGGACGACATCGAGAAGCAGAAGGCAGAAGAACAAGGGTTCAGTGCCGAGGTAGACGATCGCTATCAGCTACTGGAGATGTGCGTCGATCTGGACTTGGAGATGTACGACTTCACGGACAAATACGCCAAGAAGATGGATGGTGTAGCCGTGCCGTATATCGTGACGATTGAGAAGGGCACCCAGAAAGTATTGGCTATCCGTCGCAACTGGCTGGAGGACGACGAGACCAAACAGAAGCGCCAACACTTCGTGCACTACGGCTACATCCCGGGCTTTGGCTTCTACTGCTTCGGGCTTATTCACCTGATCGGCGGTCACGCCAACGCGGCTACTTCGCTGATGCGTCAACTGGTGGATGCGGGTACGCTGGCGAATCTCCCGGGTGGCTTCAAGTCTCGTGGTCTGCGTGTAAAGGGTGACGATACACCGATCGCTCCGGGCGAGTTCCGTGACGTCGATGTACCGAGCGGCACCATGCGGGACAACATCCTGCCTCTGCCGTATAAAGAACCGAGTCAGACCCTCGTGATGCTGATGGACAAGATCGTCGCAGATGCCCAGCGCTTCGCGGCTACGGCGGATATGAAGGTGTCGGACATGTCTGCCCAAGCCCCCGTCGGGACCACGCTGGCGATTCTGGAGCGGATGCTAAAGATTATGAGCGCTGTTCAGGCTCGCATCCACTACGCGATGAAGCAGGAGTTCAGACTCCTCAAAGACATCATCCGCGATAACACTCCCGAGGAGTACAGCTACGAGCCAGAGGTGGGTGACCGCAAGGCCAAGCGTTCGGACTACGACATGGTGGAGGTCATTCCGGTCTCTGACCCCAACGCGGCGACGATGAGCCAGAAGGTTGTGCAGTACCAAGCGGTGATGCAGCTGGCGCAAGGTGCGCCGCAGATTTATGACTTGAAGTTCCTGCACCGCCAGATGCTTGAAGTCTTGGGCATCAAGAACGCTGCCAAGCTGGTGCCGACCGACGACGACCAGAAGCCGACCGATCCGGTGACGGAGAACATGAACATCATGAATGGCAAGCCGGTGAAAGCGTTCATGTATCAGGACCACGAGGCGCATCTGGCTGTGCATCTGGCGGCTATGCGAGACCCCAAACTAGCCGCGATCATGGGTCAAAACCCCATGGCGCAGACCATCATGGCTGCAGCTCAGGCACACGTCATGGAGCATGTAGCGTTCCAGTATCGTCGTGAAATTGAGAAGCAGCTTGGCGCAGCACTTCCCCCGCCCGAAGACGATAACGGCGAGACCAACAGCCTTCCGAAAGAGGTTGAAGTCCAGCTCTCACAACTGGCGGCTATGGCAGCAGCCAAGCTCCTGCAGAAAGACATGGCCGAGGCACAAGCCCAGCAAGCCGCGCAACAAGCCCAAGACCCGCTCATTCAGATGCAGCAGAAAGAGCTGGCGATCAAAGAGAAGGAAGTTGCCATCAAGGATAAGAAGGTCACTCTTGACGCCGCCGCCAAGGCGGATGAAATACGGTTGAAAGAGCAAGAGCAGTCTATCAAACAGCAGGTAGAGGGGGCCAAGCTGGGCATACAGGTCGCCGCCAATAAAGATAAAGCAGAACGGGATGACCGGAGAGAGGGCCTCAAGATTGGTGCGGACATCGCCAAAAACCGGGCCCAGATGCAACAGCGCCCCATCAAGGGAGAGAGTAAATAATGGATGGCGTTGAACTGCTCCTCAAGCATAACGAAGATGAGCGCAAAGCGTTAATCGAAGTCATCGTCTCTGGTAGTGCGAGTGACTTTGCGAACTACAAACACATCTGTGGGGTAATTCGGGGTCTCGACCTTGCAGATGAACATATTAGAGACCTTGCAAAAAGGATGAAAGACAATGACGACAACGACTGAGACAGCGCCTCAAACCGCGCTGGAACAGAAGTGGGCCGCAGATAGTGCAGAAGCAGAACGTAAGGCTAAGCAGTTGCCTGACCCGCAGGGGTACCGAATCCTGTGCGCGATACCGGAGTTCGATAATAAGTACGACAGCGGCATCATCAAGGCGGATATCACCTTGCAGCATGAGGAGATTCTGACCACGGTGTTGTTCGTCGTAAAGCTCGGGCCGGACGCGTACAAAGACCCGGCGAAATTCCCGACTGGTCCGTGGTGCAAAGAGGGTGATTTTGTCATTGTCCGCTCTAACAGCGGCACCCGTCTGGATATCCACGGCAAAGAGTTCCGCATCATCAACGACGATACGGTAGAAGCGGTGGTCGAAGACCCCCGTGGAATCCGTCGCAAATAAGGAGTAGCACATGAACCAGCCCGCATTCAAGTTCCCCGACGAGCCTGAGGACAAAAAGGATGAAGCGAAAGAGCCGGAAGGCGTAGAGATCGAGGTTGTAGACGATACTCCGCCTGAAGATCGCGGTAGGGAGCCCTTACCCGAGAATGTCAAAAAAGAGCTGGAAGAGGATGACCTTGAGGAATATTCCGAAAAGGTTAAGAAGCGTCTCTCCCAGATGAAGAAGGTCTGGCACGACGAGCGTCGGGAGAAGGAAGCCGCCCTGCGTGAGCGTGAAGAAGCTTTGCGGTTTGCCCAAGTAAAAGATAGTGAAATTAAGCAGTTACGCACTAAACTTGGAGCGGGGGAGAAGCTTCTTGCGGAGGAGGGTGTTAAATCCGCTGAGATTGAAATTGCTAGCGCTAAAGATCGTCTGCGGCAGGCATATGAGTCGGGCGATGGGACCTTGATCGCGGATGCGCAAGAGGCCCTGACCGATGCAAAAATCCGACTCAAAGAGTACCAATACCGCAAACCCGCTTTACAAGAACAAGAAGTTAATGTAGAACTGCCCCAACAGCATCAGGAACCCCGGCAAGTTGTAGACCCGAAAGCGGAAGCTTG